GTGTCGCGGCTGCTTTCGCAGCGCTTGCGACACAAGAGAGACTATTTCCAATGGCTTGAAGCTCATTCGGATTCGTTACAGGATTCCTGTATGCGAACTGCCGGATCTACAAGCTGAGGATCTTAACAAGTATCTCTCTTATCTTCTCCTTCAGGGAAAAGAGAGGGCAAGCGTCGCTTTCCCCCGTCGACAACGTCGACGGAGGGACAGTGACGGCCTCTTTTCTCTGATTCGATTGCTGAAGCACGAGCGGTGGGAACTAGCCCATTCCATCGCGTCAATCAAACGTAACCTGCCCGCAGGTTGCCGTCAGCATTCATTATCCGCGCGTCCTGCTTGGGAGCAGAACGCGTTCTCTATACCCCCCTCCTCTTCTTCCGAGTACCTCCGATTCGTTCGTCGTGAGGTTTCTCGTATCTTCCCTTTCGGATGGGACCGGAATTATGACGATTTTGTCTGGCGTCATGTACCGAATCCGACTGCAAGAATGACGGCGAAACGAGCCGATATCTTTTATTGTGGTAAAGGGAAAGATTTCCGTAGACAGTGCTTAACAGGCCGATCTATTCCGATCGATCAGCCTATTAGAGCTCGGTATAAGGAAGTGTTGAGTGCTGGTAAGTGCAGGCCTCTCGTCATCTATGACGAGACCACCGAAGTACTAGCTCCTCTTCACAAAGCCATTGATGCTCATTTGATGCAGCAGCCTTGGCGCCTTGTCGGACCACCTACGGAGAAGAAAATGTCATCTGTCCATGTTTACCCTTGCCAAACCTCGGTAGATTTGGTAAGCGCCTCAGACAACCTGTCACTTGAAGTGACAGAGGCGATACTTGGGACTTTGCTTCGAAAGTCTCAGAAAATTCCAGGACCGGTTTGCCTACGGGCTTTCCAGTCACTCCGGCCGATTATTGATTGCGGCGGAGAGGAGAAGGAAGTATCGCACGGACAGATGATGGGGAGCTACCTCTCCTTTCCTTTGCTTTCCCTTCACTCGTATCTCGCCGCTAAGTGGGCTCTTGGCGAGAGAGAAGGGAATGTCCTTGTAAACGGAGACGACACGCTCGTCTCAGCAAACGTTTACCTCGAAGCGTCTTCTTACCCTAGCGGGTACAAGCTTAACAATCTGAAGACGATTCGTTCAGAAAATGTCGCCGAAAT